AAGTTCCACAAGGGCCCAGGCGATATTGGTTTCCACCTTTACCATGTCTGCTAATTCTGTCATATTATTCCCACTGTGTTGCAAAATTCTCGATAGTGTGCAATGTATGCTTCTTCTACACTACCATGTCTCAATGTCATTACTGTAATGGCTTCAGCAGTCTCGAAATCATCCTCGTCGTATGCAAAATAAACTTTCAATGCAAAAAATCCGCCACTTTGAAAGTTTAGATTATGGGTACCAACTGTAGCTTTAATATTGTTTCGTTCTAAGAAGAATTCGAAAAAATCTTGCTGCCTGTAATCGAGACCTGTGTTCACATATTTCATCAGTAATCCACTTTTTCAACAGTATAAGGGTATTCTGCCTCTGCGTAGAATTTCTTGCGTTTGGTTAAATGCCGCTTCGAGAATTTGCAATTAGAGCAAATGTCATAGATGTTGGCAAAGTCTTTATCTTCAGCAACACGAATTCCACGACCAATACTCTGGATGACACGAGTAAAACTCTTACCAGCTTCAAACAAGAATAAGTGGAAAATACGAACAATGTTAATACCGGTGGATGCTACACCATAGGTTGCAATAATAACCTTACCGTCCACTTCTTGTACTTCGTCATATTCAGCTTTTCTGTCCTTAGACTTCATTCTGCCCGAGACGAACACCGAGTCTGGTATAAGGGACTTTAACATCTCGCCTGTCTCTACGCGATCCACCAAAACTAAACAATTGCCCGATTCAGATTTCTCAATAATTTTCTTTGCCAGAAATTTTAATCTAGGCTGGTTTGTTGTCAACCACTTTAGTTCAGATTGGTAGTTGTCGAATGCGGCTTCTCCCAAATCTTTAAGTTGCCAAACGTGGACATGCAATTGTGCAAGAATGCCTTTATCTTGCAATTCCTTTGTACGGATCTTTCCAAGCATCGGCCCGATACAAGACAGAACTGCAACCTTTTCAGCTTCTTCTTCGGGCATTGTTCCTGTTAGACCCCACCTGATTGGAGCATTCGCCAAATAAGTCGATAATAGTTTTCTCAATACATCGGCTTTGGCCTTGTGTACTTCGTCCACCATAACGCAGACCACGCCTTCGAAGAAAGCGTTGATATCGATCTCTAAATCTGCATCTTTTGACTTCTTTGCTAGGCTTTCTAAACTTTGCCATGTACATATTGTGTGAGTCTTCAAATACTCTTTTCTATCACCGAAAAAGACACCCACATCTAATCCAAGGTTCTTGTAATCTTGTTCGGTTTGAACCACTAAATCCTTAGTAGGCACAATAACAATGCTGCGCCCGTAAGGCTCAACTTTGTGGCTAAGAATCGCCGTAATAATGGTTTTTCCTGCACCTGTCGGGGCAATGTTGATGCCGTGCAGATTGTTTAGATAAGAGTTGATAACATCCAACTGGTGTTCGCGAACCATAATTGGCTGACCAGCCATTGGATGACCTTTCGGCCAAGGAATATGAGCGTAGCTATCTTCCTTTACTTCCTCGAATTCAAACACCTGTGTAGCTATTCGTTGGTCGTCGATCTCAATTTCGTATCCACACTCCTGCACGATTGGCAGAAGTCGGTCGAGTAAATTAAGATAGGAACGTGCGCCGATGTCACAGAAACTCATTGTGCCATCCCAACGTCCGAGCTTATAGGCCGGAGTATGACGGGCATACGGCAACACAAATTTCAATGAATCGGATAATTTGCGACGTGTGACAACATCAAGCTCCTCGAACTTGATGTTTACTTCGTCTAAGATTTTCAATACTGTTTTTGCCATTATCTTCTTAAAATTTCTCCGCCCTGAAGAACGGCATATAACATAAGGGTGGTCCCGTCATAAGATCCACGGATAAGATATGTCATTTCTCGATTTTCATTTATAGGCGAACGATATTTAACCTTCTGAGTCACAATTTTTTCATTAAGCTCACCATTATAATTGGAAAAATCAATTTCCTTATAATAGGTTTTTAATTCGTTAATCAATTCCTCAGGAATTTTTTCTTTATGTATCATATGCTCGCGTCGTCCAATCCTGCCACACGCAATTTAATGATGTGGCCTGTCATAAAGTTTTTCGCTTCAAATCCCTTAGAGATACCTAAGAACTTGTTTCGGAGCAATGCCACTTCGTTAATGAGCATTGTCAAATCAACGATGCTTTGAACACCGTCTACATATTTTTCGGCGTCGCGTGAACTTAGAGACTTGTTGTAAGCCTCTAAGAACCGCTTAAATTCTGCCGAGCGGTCTTTCCGCAACTTTATGTTCAGGTATTCAAGAACTGCTTCAATTTCTTGAAGCTGTGCGAATCTCTGTTCAACCAATCCGGGCAATTCTGCTGCATGCTTTTCAAGAGACTTTCCCTTAAGGCTAAGTTCCATCTTTGCTTGCTGTAGTTCATTCTCGAAAAAGTCTATAAAGTTTGGCACCTGGGAAAGGTCAGCAGTGACCTTGTAATACCATGAACTCATTTTTCAAAACCCGTAGTTTCCATTAATCCAGTTTCAAATTGCTTACTAATGAATACAATTCGTTCAAGAATTTCGGCATGCCGTTCGGATGTAGGCTCTTGCTGTAGCTCCTGATGCAACTTATCGTATTCTTTTACCAATTCACCGAATTGTTGTTTCTTATCGGGTGGAATAATTATCTTCATAAGTTGTGTACTTTCTTAACCGCCATTTCAATAGCTTGAAGGAGTAAAACTGCCTTCTGTGTGCGTGACATCGCAATTCTCTTAATCGCCAGCAATTTCGGAGGAACTTGTAAGTCGTCTGCTAAGGCCTTATGTACCAAAGTCAGATTAGCTGGTTCAGTAATCCACAAAACGTAGTCGGCACCCACAGTCACATCTCTCATCTTATCTCTGAACTGCTGGACTTGCGTATAGGCTAGCTGAACATCCTTGCTTTTGATTGCATCGAGAAGTGCATTCCCGATATCAGAGTTCGTCATAATCCTCATCCTCTTCGTCATCCTCCGGAGAATCACCGAAGTGACTCTTTACCGCTGCACGAAGTTCTCTGTCGAGATCATCAGCTTCGTCAATCAATTCGTCGGCCATGCCAAACTCATCAAACACAACGACGATAATGTCTGCAACTTCAAGGCGTTCCTTTGGTGGAATGTGGCTCTTAAGTCTGCTCCACAATTCCATAATTAGTTCATTGTTTTCATTAATCATGCTCATACTGTTTCTCCCTGAACCACTGCGATGTCAATCTTTTCATCGGCTGGTTCTTCAATTGCCAACTTAAGGTCATCTTGAGTAAATTCATCCATGATAACCTTCATAGCTGCTTCGTCGGTACTCCATTCCTTACGGTACATCTTCATTTCCAGACCAGCCTTCGTTACGTACTTGTAACGATTACCTTCCTTGACCAAGACACCGGATTTCTCGAACAAGTCGAACAAACCGGACAATGGATTCATACCAGTTTCCCATGGAATGTCCAACTTAATGGATTCAAACGGCTTGGAATAACGTGTCTTAACAACCTTGCAAGTTGCACGAATACCTGTAACATCGGAAACCTTGTTACCTTCTTCGTCTTCCTTGAGCTTGTACTTCTTCATTGCAACAACGATACTCGATGCAAAGATAAAGCCTGAACCGCCGGAAATCTTGTCATCCGGATCAAACATGTCCTGACTTGCGTATGTGTGGTTAGTTACCACCATACCGATATTCAAATCACCAAACATGTTGACACAGTTCGAAACAAGTGCCTTCAGTTGCTTTGCCTTACGACCCATATCGCCCTTCATGTCACCTGCCTGGAACTGATTAATTTCAGTCGGAGTCAGCAACATGCCGATAGAGTCAACAACGAACATAATCTTAGGACGCTGATCCTTAGGAATGTCCATGTAATTTGCTTTGTATTCTGTCACGAAATCGTTAATGATCTTTGCAACGTCGTCAATCATTGTTGCGCTAATACGCAGCAATTTATCCTCTGTAGTTTCAACGCCAAGTGCATGTAGCCACTTTTCGTCAAGTGCGTTTTCTGTGTCAATCAGAACAACAAAGATGCCCTGATCTTGTGCATTCTTTACGAGGTTACCCGAAACAATGTACGATTTGCCTGCGCCGGATTCGCCTGCGAAAACTGTAACCTTGCCCATCGGAACTCCTCTGTAGAAGTCGCCGCTGATAAGGTAGTTCAGTCCATATGAGCCTGTGCTAACCCAGAGGTCTGGGTCGTTGAAGCCTGTAGAAATACCGGTGATGTTTTTAGTTAGATTCTTACGAAACTTAGAAATGTCGAATGGCTTAGCCATGGGTTCTCCTTTGAATTGAATAAGGGCGAGTATTTAACCCGCCCTTTGCCTAATTAAGCCTTATTGCGGTTACGCAACATCGCAAGGATTTCTTGCGGAGACTTAGTAGCACCGGCATCAGCTGCAGGTGTTGCTGCTGGCTTTTCGTCCGGTTCAAAAGGAGGTGTGTTATCTTCAGCAACAGGTGCTGGTGCCTGAACTGGCTTCGATACTGGAACCGAGACATTACGTGGAACGTAAGCTGGTTTAGCACGCTTTCCTTCGCCGCCGTCGACATCGTCGTCCGACTCAGAAGAGTCGAAGCCAAATGGCTTGTAGAACTTGCTGAAACGTTCTGGATCATACAATTCACCGTCGATAGATGCCTGGAACATCTCGAAGATTGCAGCCAATTGTTCGGCGTTAGGGCGCTTCGGAAGATAATCGCTCAACTTGTTCAACTTGTACTGCTCGATTGCAGCCATATGTTCTTCTGTCAAGCTGGATTCCTTACGAGCCCACTTCGAAGTGCTGTAGTCAGCAAAACCACCCTTGCTTGTCTTTGCGACAATGAAATTTGTACCGTTGATATAATCAACAGGGCTATTTTCCATGTCTGGGTCCATCAACGCAGCCTTAATGATTGCGAAGATCTGTGGACCGATGATGAACTTGCGAATTGGGTTTTCTGGCTTCTCTGTCTCGTTCATTGGGTCCTGTTCTACAAAACCTTGGAAGAAGTATGTACGCTTCTTCCAGTATCTGCGAGCAGTTTCCTCCAACGACTTATCCTTCCACATTGGGCGGATTTCGTTTAGGATTGGGCAAGAATTGAGACCATCCCACATTTCCATGCAAGGTACTTGAACAGTAACCTGCTTGTGCTCGTCTTGGCCGAGAATGCCTGCGAATGGGAGTTTAATGAGTTGACGCTCTGCCCAGAAAAATGTGTTATCAGGGTCTGCGTCTGGCAGCAAACGTAGAATTGATTGCGTGCCTTCCGGAATATTCCAGTGTGCGTAAGTAGATTTATCGCCGCCTCTGGTTCCGCCGCCACTCTTTGTGTCGAGTGCTTGTAGTTTCTTACGGATTTCTTCTAGTGTTTTAGACATTTTGGGTTTTTCCTATGCTTTAGTTTATATTTGAATGCTATCATTTGTAGAGGCAGCTTACTCGGGTCACATTACTCCCTTTCACGCTTCAGGACTACTTATGTTTCGTACGCCTCTAGTATACGAAACTCTTCTGTGTCTGTCAAGAACTTCTTAAAAGAAGTTCATAGTGTACTTATCGAAGAAAGATTCGAGGTTAACTGACTCTTTAATTTCAGTAGGTCCTTCTACCTTTTCTTCTTGAACTTGTGCATTCTCAAGAATTTGCTTTAATACAGCACGTTCAAAATCATTCACAATTCCTTCCTTGCAAAGCTTGTTACCAATCTTGTTAACAAATCCTGCAAGCTCCTCATTTTCTACAATTCTAAGAGCAAGTTCGTTAAGCTTGAAGCCTAGACGAGCATTTTCTCCTGCGAACTCGAACATCGGAGTAGTATTTATAGCCTCGCGACGCAGCAAGACGATATTTCCGGCAGCTTCTTCGATGCGCTTGTGATATGTATCTTTTTCTTGAACCATCTGTTTGATGATTGGCAATACGCCTTCGAACTTCTCGTCGAAACGACGAATGGTGAACAGATCCTTAAGCTGACTTGTGTCATCTTCCGCCAACGCTTGACGCTCGAAAGTTTCGAGGCGTGCCTTTACAGTTTCGTAAGTCTTTACACCAGTTAGCTTCTTTAGCTCTGTGCGGATTGTCTCAATGTTTTCTTTAACAGTTTCAACGATGCCGGAGCTGTCTTCATTAATGAGTTTGTTAGTTGTAACATAACGATTGAAACTTTGTAGCTTCAAAAGATTGCCTGTGCTTTCAGCAATGTACGAGCCAACCTTGTCGGTCATTGTTCCACCATGTGCTAGGTGTTGTGCCATTGCTCTTGCACCA